GAGCTCCCCGCGCCGATGGTCGTGGCCGATATGTGCGCGATGCACGCCTGGCTAGACCACATCGACGACGACAGCCGGCTCTTGCATGAGCAGGCCGCAGACACGATCCGGCTTCTGATGCGGCGTTGCATCACGCTGGCACAGTCAATCGAACGCATGGAGGCGGCCCGGTGACGATCCACGATATCACGGCCCTCTCGTTTTTCGGCATGGCCCAGGCGGTGACGTTCGCCGCTGGGCTGGTGGTTGGTTTGAAACTCTCGCGAAAGGATGTGCGAAATGACGACAGCGACAAAGACCCGACGAAAGACCCAGAGTGGTGGCATACAGTTGGCGGCCAGCGACCTCGCTGCCGGGCTGCGAGCAGTGGCGGCGGCTGTCCCCACCAGAAGCCCGAAGCCGATTCTCGCCAACGTGCTGATCGCTGACGGCACGATCACGGCGACGGATCTCGAACTGCGGATCACCGCACCGCTGCCCGGCGCGGATGGCCCGCCGATCCTGCTGCCGTTCCAACGGCTCTCGTCGATCGTCAACAGCCTCGTCGGCTCTGACGAGGTGACGCTGACGGTCGACGGCTCGTGTTGTGTCGTCCAGGGCGGCAGCGGCACCTGGCGGCTCCCGGTCGAGGACGCAAAAGAATATCCCCCAGGGGACTATGCGGCGTCGAGGTCGATCGCGCGCCTGCCCGCTGACCAGTTCGTTTCGCTCGTCTCCACCGTGAAGGGTGCGACTGACAACGAGAGCAGCCGCTTCGCTCTTGGGGCCGTGCTGATGGAGTTCTCACGCCCGAAGGACAAAGAGGAGCCCTACGGAACGTTGACGTTCGTCGGCACTGACGGTCGGCGGCTCTGCGCTGCGTCGTGCGAGGTCGAGCAAGACTGCGACGATTCGCAGACGCTTGCCCCTCGGGCTGCGGTCGACACGCTCGTCAGGCTCGCCAAGGGGGCCGAGGCGGTGCAACTGGAGACAACGGGCCGCGAGCTCGTCGCCACGGTGGACGGGACGATTGTCCGCTCCAGGCTCATCGAAGGGCGATTCCCGCGCTGGCGAGACGTGGAAGTCGATCACGGCGTCACGCCGTCGCTCGTCGTCGCTGGGGCTCTGTCTCACGCCTGCGAAATGGCGAGCATCTGCGCGAGCGAAAGCTCGAAGGGGACGGAATTCGTGTTCACGAAGGACGGGCTTTTCCTGTCGGCCCGATCGTCTGAATACGGCGAGTCGTCGGCGACGTGCGACCTGGTCGAAGTCGGCCACGCCTGCACGGTGAAGCTCGACCCGCGATTCGTCTTGTCGTGGCTTCGCTGCGGAAGCATCGACCCGGCCGAGACGATCAAGATCGAGGCGAAGGATGGCGACTCTGCGGTCATCCTGCGAGCCGGTGAAGGCATTCGGACGGTCATCATGCCGCTCGCCAAGGACGCCTGATGGATCGACGCTACTACCACATCACCGAGGGCGAACTGAAAAGGCTCTGGGAGTCGCGGATGCTGGCGAAAGACATCGCGCGGCATTTCAACGTCTCTCGCGAGTTGATTTACGCCGCTCGGAAGTTTTTCGGATTGCCCGACCGCGATCCGGTTCGTGCAGATGAAGTGCCAGATCCCACGCCCGAAGAGATTCGAGCCCGCAAGCGGGAAGTGCGACGAAAGCACTTCGCCTCGAAGCGGTCCGAGGCTTGACGGCCAAACGATGATGGCGAGCGGAAAAAGACCCACCCCCACCCCTGAAGGAGGTTCATGGATGAGAAGTTTTTTCCTGGCGGTTGCGATGATTTGCGGCGGCGTTGCCCTGGCTGACCAGTTCGTCGTCACGACGACGATCACGACGGCACAGGAGGACGCCGAGACGATGGCTCGCACGGGCATCCTGCGTCACTGTGGACGCTCTGGCGGTCGCAGGGAGGGTATCGGTGTGGGACCGACCCCGCAGGCGGCAGAGCGAAACTGTTGCTTCTACGGACGCTACAGGATCGTCGAGAAGGGCGTCGCGTGGTCGCCCGTGAAGCGGGCCTACTTCGCGGTGATCCGCTACGAGTGACGCATGGGACGCATGAGCCGAAACAAAGGCAAGCGCGGCGAGCGCGAGGCAGCAGCCGAGTTGGGAAACCTTCTCGGCTGCGCCTCACGCCGTGGCGTCCAGTACCAGGGCGGCCCCGACTCGCCAGATGTCGTGCTCGAAGGCGTCAACATCCACGTCGAATGCAAGAGGACGGAGACGCTCAACGTCTACAAGGCGCTTGAGCAAGCGAAAAACGACGCCCCCGCCGGGCATGTGCCGGTGGTGTGGCATCGAAGAAATGGGCGGGAGAGCGTGCTGATTGTCGAGACGAGCAGGTTGATGGATTTGGCTCGCGAGATCACGAAGGAGCAGACGCAATGCAATTCGTGACCGTGACGCTCACTGCCGCAGATAACGGCGGACGGCTGACGCTTTACGACGCCAACGGCAGGAAGGTCGGAAGCGTGCCGAGCGATTTGGCACGACAGGCGGACACAACCCGACTCAACGACATTCTGTGGGATCGAAAACTTAATGCGATGTGCATTGTCAACCTCAAGGCAAAAGAGCACGCAGGAAGAGAGTACGGCGATTGGGGAACAAAGATCGACACTTGGATCAAGGCGATTCGACTTCGCCAGATTGACCGAAGACGGCCGAGAGAAGGACGGCGCTACTTTTCGAGTGACAGCCGGCCCGACTGGAAGTCCGCGATCAAGTGTATGCAGTTTGCACACAGAAACAGGCTCAAGCGGAAGCAGCGTCATTCAGCCGATCCTTGGCTCGTCTGGGCTGAGACGTGCTCAAAAAACCACAACAGGAAGGAGCGGAGTCGTGTCGCACAAAGGCGAGAAGAGCGTCCTGAAGGAAGGTCGTGTCTCATCAACCCAACTCAGGCAACTCTTGGAGGACCAATGCTACAGATGTGCATTGACTGGGATGGAGTTGACGCCTCGTCTGTCGTCGCTTGACCACAAGACTCCGATCGAGTCTGGAGGAGCGAATGACATCAGCAACCTGCAAATCGTTCATCCGCTCGCGAACTTTGCAAAGGCGCGGATGACGCAGTCGCAATTCGTGAATATGTGCCACTTGGTAGCGAAAAGCCACGAAAACACAGGCGACGAATCTTGGTATGCGATGCCCCCTAGGGACGGCTCAGAATCAGGGTCCTAACTGGGAAATCGACGGGAAGCCTCCACGGCGAGCATCCCAATTATGACACTTTCTTTCTTTCTTCCGCCCCCTTCGGAGCCCCTGTAGATCATGAAAATCCGCGACAGAATCCGCGAACTTCGCCGCGTCTCTGCGTCTGAATTGCGGCCAAACCCGAAGAATTGGCGGACGCACCCGCAGGCCCAGGCGGACGCCCTCAAGGGGGTGCTCGCCGAGATCGGGATCGCTGACGCCGTGCTGGCCCGCGAGCTCGACGACGGCTCGCTGATGCTCCTCGACGGGCATCTACGGGTCGAGACGATGGGCGACCAGATTCTCCCCGTCCTCGTCCTCGACGTGAACGAGGCCGAGGGCGACAAGGTGCTCGCCACGCTCGACCCGCTGGCTGCGATGGCTGAATCGGACGCGGCGAAGCTGGACGCCATTCTCCGCGAGGTCGACACCGGCTCGCCTGAGTTGCAGCAGATGCTCTCGGACTTGGCCGAGGAGGCTGGGCTCTACCAGGACGAAAACAAAGAGATCGTCGAGGACGAGATCCCGGAGCCGCCAGTCGATCCGATCACGAAGCCGGGCGACCTTTGGATTCTCGGAGAGCATCGCCTGCTCTGCGGCGACTCGACGAAGGCGGAGGATGTCGAGCGGCTGATGGATGGGGCGAAGGCGGACATGATTCACACGGACCCGCCCTATGGCATGAGCTTCCAGTCGAACATGCGCACAAAGTCAAAGAAGTTCGACGAACTAGAGAACGACGACAAGATCCTCACGGGATGGATTGCTCCAGCAATCGGAGCGAGCAGCGGATGGGTGTTTGTCTGGACGACGTGGAAAGTTCTTGAGCAATGGCTTCCTGTTGTTCGTGAGTTCGGCAAGATGACGAACCTTGTCGTTTGGGCAAAAGGCGGCGGCGGGATCGGAGACCTGAAGGGGACGTTCGCCACTGATCACGAAATGGCGATGGTGTTCAATCGTGGCGCTGAAATCTGCGGAAAGCGAATCGGCAGCGTGTGGTCTTTCGGGAAGGATGCCGCCGCGTCGTACATGCACCCAACGCAAAAGCCCATCGCTCTAGCGGCCGAAGCAATCGACAAAACAACGCACAAGCAAAACCTTGTCTACGACCCGTTTCTCGGCTCAGGCACCACGCTGATCGCCGCCGAGCAACTGGGCCGCAAGTGCTACGGGATGGAGATCAGCCCGCAGTACTGCGACGTGATCGTGAAGCGGTGGGAGACGTTGACCGGCAAGCAGGCAGAGCTTGAAACGCCCGCCAAGAAGTCGAAGGCGAAATAACGCATGGCGGAGGACCGCCTCCAGAAAGCCGCCGCAGCCGAGAAAAAACTGCGGGAGCAGTTGAAGGACGTTCGTGCCATTCGCCGCCGACTGGGCGGTGATCGCGACGCCTACGATTCCCACAAGGATCGGATGACCGAGCGGTCGGCTCGGATGTCGGAGGCGGGCCGGGACATCGGCGAAATCCCGCAGGTTGCCGATCAGCCTCGGCGTGACGCCTGCCGCCTCAACTTCCGTCTCTTCTGTGAGACGTATGGCAAAGAGGCTTTCGTCTTGGCGTGGTCGCCAGACCACCTGTCCGCCATCGCCAAGATCGAGGCGGCCGTTCTCCGTGGCGAGTTGTTCGCCTTTGCCATGCCTCGCGGAAGTGGAAAGTCGACCATGTGCGAGTGGGCCTGCCTGTGGGCGATCCTCTACGGCCATTCGTCTTTTGTGATGCTGATCGGGGCGGACGCTGCCATCGCTCAATCCCAACTCGACAGCATCAAGGCTCAGGTGGAAACGAACGAGCTTCTGGCGGCTGATTTCCCCGAGGCGATCTATCCCATCCAGCGGCTTGACCGCATCGCCCAGCGGGCGCACGGGCAGACCTACAAGGGCAAGCCCACGTCGATTGAGTGGACTTCCGACACCGTGACGATGCCGTGGATCCCCGGCTCTCCCTGTGCCGGTGCGGCGATCCGGGTGGCTGGCATCACTGGGCGAATCCGTGGCATCAAGCACACGCGACCAGACGGCAAGTCGGTGCGTCCCTCGCTGGTGCTAATCGACGATTGTCAGACCGACGAGTCGGCCTCGTCTCCTGCCCAGGTGCATACGCGGGAAAAGATCCTCTCTGGTGCGATCCTCGGTCTCGCCGGGCCGGGCGCGAAAATCAGCGGGCTCGCCACGATCACGGTGATTCGTCCAGACGACCTGGCCGACCGCCTGCTCGACCGGGCGAAGCATCCGGCGTGGCAGGGCGAGCGGACGAAACTCGTATACGAGTGGCCGACCGCCGAGGATCTCTGGAGCCAATACGCGGAACTGCGGCGCGAGGGCCAGCGGAACGGCACTGGCACCGGGGCGGCCGACGACCACTACCGGCAGAATCAGGCGGCGATGGATGCCGGGGCTCGCGTGGCGTGGCCAGAGCGAAAGAACGACGACGAGATTACGGCTATTCAGCACGCCTGGAATCTGCGGATCGACCGGGGCGAGTCGGCGTTTTTGGCGGAATACCAGAATCAACCGATCGCGGACGACATCGCCAGCGACAAGCTCGACAAGCGGAGCCTCGCCTTGCGGGCCACGACCTTGGAGCGTGGGAAAATCCCGCTCGACCACCAGACGCTCACGGCGTTTGTCGACGTGCAGGAGAAACTCCTCTTCTGGCTTGTGGCCTCGTGGAATCAGTCGTTCGGCGGGCATGTCGTGGCCTACGGCACCTTCCCTGACCAGGCGTCGTCGTTCTTTGAGGCGAAGCACGCCAAGCGGACGCTCGCCCAGGCGGCGAAGGGGGCGGGCTTCGAGGCGTCGCTCCACGCGGGGCTAGAGTCGGTCTCTCAGTTGCTTATGGGCCGCGACTGGAATCGCGAGGACGGGGCGGCGATGCGGATCTCGCAAATGCTCATCGACGCCAACTGGGGGCAGAGCACCGGGACGATCCGCACCTTCTGCCGGCGGTCGGCGTTTGCCGGTGCGATCCTGCCGAGTCACGGCAAAGGCATCGGCGCGTCGAGCCAGCCGATCGGTGAGAAGAAAAGCCGTGGCGACCGCATCGGGCTCAACTGGAAGGTCGGGCAGATTTCCGAGGGGCAGCGGTCATGCCTCTACGACACGAACTTCTACAAGACATTCGTCGCGGCTCGCCTGCGGTTGCAGATGGGCGACCCCGAGGCGATCGCGTTCCACGCCGGTCAGCACGACCTCCTGTTCGAGCACCTGACGAGCGAATACCCGGTCAGGACCGAGGCCCGTGGCAGGGTGGTCGATGAGTGGAAGATGGCGGGCCGTGACAACCACTGGCTCGACTGCCTCGTCGGCTCTGCGGTCGCGGCGTCGATTGCTGGCGTCCACCCGATTGCGACGGAGGCTGGCGGGCGGCAGCGTAAGAAGGCGGCGCTTCCCAGCGGGCCGGGCGGGAAAAAGATCATTACGCTCAAGAAGCTCGGAACTTGACAGCGTTGCCATGCTGCGAGGATGCCAAGCATCATCCTCACGACCGTTGACGGCATGGAGCCCCAAGACGCTCTCGCCATCTGCTACCGGCTCACGAAGCCGAATAGCGACTGCAACCTTGAAGTGCGGCGGATTCTCGACGGCAACGGCTCGTCTGATACGCCGATTGCCTTGTGGCACGAGGACGGAGCCTTGCTCGGGTGGGCGTGCTCGCACGTCTGGAACAACCACCAGACGCTAGAGATGTTCACGGGCGAGCGGCACCGGGGGCGTGGCATAGCCACGGCGCTATCGGCGTTTCTCTTGGGTGCTGGCGTGATCGACGGCGCTGAGGAGCTCGCGGTCTTCTCGCCTGTGACGGCCGACATTGCCCGGCGGTTGGGCGTCGTGGAGGTCAGCCTCTACGAGCGTCGCGACGGGGAGTGGTCGCTGGTCTGAGGCTAGACCCCCTACGGTCTACCCCCTGTGTCGGTCTACCGTCGCTGTTATGAGCGACGAAGTATCCAACAAGCTCGCCGAAGCCGCAGTCGGCCCGAAGCGCGTCCGCACCGACGCGGGCGAGGTCGAGGCCCACGATCTCGATCAGATCATCGAGGCCGACAAGTACCTCGCCGCCAAGGCTGCGGCGTCATCGACCAACAAGCATCGCGGGCTCCGCTTCAATCGCATCATCCCTCCGGGGACCATCTGAGTGGCGTTTCTCGACCTGTTCCGAGGGAAGCAGCAGCCACGCCCGGCGGTGGCTCCGGTGGTCCGTGCGCGTTACGACGCTGCCGAGAAGGGCGACGACTACAAGCACTGGGCCAACAGCGACGCTTTCTCGGCGGACGCCGCCCTATCGCCAACCGTGCGGCGCACTTTGCGCAACCGGGCAAGGTACGAACGCGCAAACAACTCCTACCTCGCTGGCATCTCGTTGACGCTGGCGAACGACCTCGTTGGCACCGGCCCCCGGCTGCAACTCGACACGGGTGACGCGGAAGCCGACCGGCTCGTCGAGCGGTTGTTTTTCGACTGGGGCTGGACGATCGACCTGCCCGCCAAGTTGCGGACGATGCGGGAAGCCTTGGTCGTCGACGGCGAAGCGTTCGGGCTGATGATCACGAATCCCCGGCTCGCCGGCGTCACGCTGGACGTGCGGCTCGTCGAGGCCGAGATGGTCGCGACGCCCACGGAGCTCATGGCGACCACGATCACGCCCGAGGGCAACACGGTCGACGGCGTCGAGTTCGACCAGATCGGCAACGTCGTCGCCTATCAAGTGCTCAACTTCCACCCCGGCTCAAACTTCCGCGTCAACACGCTGGAGTTTCAGCGGGTTCCGGCGGCGCAGATGGTGCATTGGTTCAAGCCCTCGCGGCCGGGCCAGCATCGCGGCGTTCCAGAGGTCGCCCCGGCTCTGAAGTTGTTCGGCCAACTCCGTCGCTACACCGAGGCGGTCATCGCCGCTGCGGAGACGGCGGCCGACTTGGCTGCGTTCATCCACTCAAATTCCCCGGCTGCGGAGGTCGACGAGGTCGAGTCGTTCGCGGCCCTAGAAATCAGCAAGCGGACGCTGACCACGCTGCCCGAAGGCTGGGATATTTCGCAGTTGAAGGCCGAGCAGCCGACGAGCACATACAAGGATTTCAAGACCGAGATCCTCAACGAAATCTTTCGCTGCCTTCAGATTCCATTCAACGTCGGGGCTCTGAATTCGTCGTCCTACAACTACGCCAGCGGTCGCATGGACC